CAAGTCTAACAATTAACTATTACTAAAAAAGGTTATATAGTATAATGTCTATAAAAGATGAAACTACGCAAGTAGCGGTGTATGAAGAGATTAGAAAAAATACAGAGATTTCTTCGCAGGAAGCACTAGAAGTTCCTATGTCTATGGTTTTTGGTCATGGAACTATCGGAAATATTGAAAGTTTTGGTAATAAAACTTTATTAGAAAATACTATTAAAGTGGACGAAGCATTAAAGAATACTGGAGAACTCCAAAACATTTGGAACCATGCTCATTCTCAATGGGATTGGAAACATTTGAATATGAGTTATCATTCTCCATTTAAAAATATGCGACAGATTTCTGCTGAGATTTCTTCAAAGAAGTCTGCACTCAATAGTGCAAAGTGGGGTCATATTAAAACAGAAGTTAGGATTAAAAAGTTAGAAGAAAAACTTCAGAGACCAGATATTAGTTATTGGAAAGAAGTAGAAACAAAGATTGAACTTGCTGAGTTAAAAGAATCGTTATCTAGTAATATGCTAATGATTGAAGGTGGCATGAAAGATATTCTAGCACTTAATGAAATCTATGAGCAACTTAAATCTAAAGTGAACTCTTTCTCAGAAGCAGACTATGAAAAAGAAGAGACAAAGAACCACCTTCAAAGGTCTTTGGTTCAGTGTATTAGAGATGTTAGACAAGATGGTCGTATCAGTAAAGGTGAACAAGAATACCTTGAGCATATTGGAGTAAATCCATCTAAGGCTCAAATGTTAATGCGAGAATATGTAGAACATGAAAGCACTAAATCTGGATGGGATATTTCTAGTCTCTATGCATTTGTAGACGAGCTAACTGCTGACTTGATTGAAAACCATAAAGTAGATCAGGTTAGAATGAAACTTCAGGGGTTTTCTTCTGATGTTAATCCAGAACTTTCTTATACAAATAATCTTGCTCTCCCTAAACCTTGATATGATAAATATATAATAAATGTAGTTATCTAAGGAAAAGACATGGCTAAACCAAGTACAAGAGACCAACTCATAGATCATTGTCTAAGAAGACTTGGCGCACCTGTCATTGAAATCAACGTAGATATTGATCAACTTGAAGATAGAACTGATGACACACTCCAGTTGTATCAGGAGTATCATTCTGATGCAGTAGTCAGAACTTTCCTCAAGCATCAAGTAACATCTACTGATATTACTAATGGTTATATTACTGTAGACGATAGTATCATCTATATTAAGAAACTGTTTATGGTAAAAGGTTCAGGTAACTCTGCTGGAATGTTTGATATTAAGTATCAAATGTCCTTGAATGATATCTATGATTTGAACACCTATATTGGTGATCTTGCCTACTATGAGCAGACCAAACAATATCTTGCCTTGTTAGATGCTCAGCTGACTGGTTATCCGCATATTGATTTTAATAGGCACCAGAACAGAGTATACATTCATGGTAAGTTTGCAGAACAGGATATTATCGAAGGTGAGTATATTGTCTTTGAAACATTCAAGACTGTAGACCCTGAAACTCATACAGATGTATATAATGATTTGTTTGTAAAAGAATATCTTACACAGGCTATCAAACAGCAATGGGGAGCAAACCTAATTAAGTTTGAAGGTGTGCAACTTCCGGGTGGCGTTACTTTGAATGGTAGACAGTTGTATGATGATGCTACTCAGGAAATGTTGCGGTTAGAAGATAAACTGCGTAATACATATGAGTTGCCTGTTGACTTTTTTGTAGGATAAGGTATAATGGCAACTAATCTTTACTTTAGTCAATCAGTAAAATCAGAACAAGATTTATACGAAAATATTGTTATCGAATCTCTCAAGATGTATGGGCAAGATATATTCTATATGCCTAGAACACTTGTAGCAGAAGATAAAATCTTTGGTGAAGATGTTGCTTCTAAGTTTGAAGATGCTTACCAGATTGAAATGTATCTGGAAAACATTGATAACTTTGATGGAGACCAAGAACTCTTTAGTAAGTTTGGTGTAGAAATTAGAGACAGAGCTACACTTCATGTCTCTAGACGTAGATGGCAAGAAGTTACTTTTGACCATTCATCTTCACAGAGTAGACCAAATGAAGGTGACTTGATCTTCCTTCCATTATCAAATCAAATCTTTGAAATCATGCGAGTGATTGATGATCAACCATTCTATCAGTTATCTAATCTTCCAACATTCCGTATGGAGATTGAACTCTTTGAATACAATGATGAAGACTTTGATACTGACATTGCACAGATTGATCAGATTGAACAGGACTATGCTTACCAGTATATTCTGACTCTATTTGATAGTGCCTATGATAGTGATGCATTACAAGTAGGAACAACTATCCAGCAAAGTCTTGCTAACAACGTTACACTCTCAGCTGAGATTGCTAAGTGGAATGATAGTTCCAATGAAATATCACTTGTCCATCTTGGAGCAGATGATGGTAAGTATCATGTCTTCACAACGGGCAGCGTTTCGAACATCTTCTCATCTGGTCTTGGAACTGACAGTGCATCCTACACTGTAATTTCTACCAGAGAAAATAATCAAATTCAAGTAACACAACAAAATGATATCTTTGAAACTGAAGGTGATAATATTATTGACTTTAGTGAAGGTAATCCGTTTGGAGAGGTGACATAAAATGCTAAATCAGCACTTCTACCATGAAAAGATTCGTAAATGCGTAGCTGTATTTGGAACACTATTTAATAATATTTACTTGGTTCGTAAAGACTCTAGTGGTAGTGCTATCAGTCAAATCAAAGTTCCACTAAGTTACTCTCCAAAACAAAAGTATTTGGATCGTATTCGTGAAACAGAAGACATGTCAGATGCTAAATTAGCAATCAAACTCCCTAGAATGGGATTTGAAATGTCGTCTCTTTACTTTGATCCTACTAGACAATTACCTAAAACAAATAACTTTACAGAAACTGTTGTTTCAGATAATAATAAAAAGACTAAGTTCTTTACTGCTGTTCCCTATATTCTAAACTTTCAATTGAATATTCTGGCAAAGACAAATGAAGATGCTGTTCAAATACTTGAGCAGATTATTCCTTTCTTTAATCCTACCTTTACTATTACTATGAAACAGTTTAGTGATTATCCTAATATCAAAGAAGATATTCCTATTTCTTTGATTGGTATTTCTTTTAGTGATGATTATGAAGGTTCTTTAGAGAACAGAAGAACTATCATATATACATTAGACTTTGAAATCAAAACTAACTTCTATGGTCCGATTGCAGATAGTTCTATCATCCGTAAGGCTATTGTCGACTTCCGTGATCCAGATATTCCAACTGTAGGTTCTTACAGTCTTACAGATTCAGACAATTTGTTTGAACGTATTATTATTGAACCAAACCCGTTGAATGTAAGTCCTGATAGTGACTATGGATTTACTGAAACATTTATCATTCCGGGTGAAGGGGACAGTGTATAATGACTAGTAGTATTGTGCCAAAGAGAGATATTCCTGAGAGTGTTCATTCTAGTTATGATGAAGACCTAGACCTTATTCGTTCTACTCTTAGGTCTCTTCTACACTCAGGTGAAGAAGGTCTGAGAATGGCACAGGACTTGGCAGAAGAGTCTGAACATCCCCGTGCTATTGAAGTCTTGACAGGGATGATTAAACAGCAAGCTGATAATGCACATGCACTATTAGCAATGCATAAAAAACACCAAGAGATTAATGTTACTCAAACTAAAGGTAATATCGGTGATGATACCAAATCTCTTACACAAAATGTATTTGTAGGTTCCACAGCAGAGTTACAAAAAATGCTGCGGGGCGATGATAATGAAAAGGTAATTGATAATGTATATGACAGAACTGACCAAAGGAATATTTAAACTCCTTAAAAGACTCATTGGCGAGTCTAGTGTCCTACTAGCAATAATTTATACTATTGGGCATATTATTATTGCTACAATCTGCAACTGGTTAATCACAGGTGCAGCTATGGAGTTAGCAGCATTAGATGCTATTATTGAACCAATCATTAATGGTTTCTGGTTCTATGCACTCCATAAATTAGCAAAGAGATATTTTAAGAGTGAATGAAACTTACCTCGGTAATGCACAGGTCAAGAAAGATGGTGTGCAGCAGGGATGGTCTAAAGAAGATATCCTAGAATATCAGAAATGTATGACTGACCCGGTATACTTTGCTGAGACTTATGGCAAGGTAATTAACCTTGATGAAGGTCTAACACCTTTCAAGATGTATCCTTACCAGAAAGAAATGTTTAAGCATTTTGAAGATAATAGATTTTCTATTGTTCTTGCCTGTAGACAGTCTGGTAAGTCTATCAGTTCATGTATGTATATTCTTTGGTATGCATTATTCCATCCTGACCAGACTATTGCTGTGTTGGCAAACAAAGGTGCAACTGCTAGAGAGATGCTTTCTCGTATTACTCTTGCACTAGAGAATGTTCCATTCTTTTTACAACCCGGCACTAAAGCACTCAACAAAGGTTCGTTAGAGTTTTCAAATAACTCTCGTATTATTGCAGCTGCTACTTCTGGTTCTTCTATTCGTGGACTGTCTGTAAACCTGCTGTTCCTAGATGAGTTTGCATTTGTAGATGATGCTGCTACCTTCTATACCTCTACCTATCCTGTTGTATCATCCGGTAAAACTTCTAGGGTAATTATTACTTCTACTGCTAATGGTATTGGTAATATTTTCCATAAAATTTATGAGGGTGCATTACAGTCCACAAATGAATTTAAACCCTTCAGAGTGGACTGGTGGGACGTTCCGGGACGTGATGAAGAGTGGAAGAAGCAAACCATATCTAATACCTCAGAACTACAGTTTCAGCAAGAATTTGGTAATTGCCTAAAAAGTAATTCACAAATTACTATTTGTATAAATAATTCTATAGCGGAAATCACTATAGGGGATTTATATGAATGTATTCAAAGAGGATCAACATCTGGTTTATCTATTGACGAGGAAATCAGACTCTCAGCAATACGTTGGTATCACAATAGAGAGACGTATGAAGCAGAGAATGGGAGATCATAAAAGATCCAAAAGATTTCGTAATGATGAATTCACTATAGAGATTTTAGAAAAAAGTTTAGATAGATCATACATAGAACAAAGAGAATCTGAACTAATAGAAGAGTTGGACACTTATAATAATGGATTAAATGAAAGTCCTTCTGGTAAAGGATATGGTCATAATTCAAAAAACTTTACTACATTAGGATATATTTTTTCTGAAGAATCTCGTAAAAAGATGAGCGAATCTGCTAAAAAAAGAGGTGGTGGTCCAGAGCAAATGCGAGAAATATCTCTCAATCAATGGTCTGATCCAAAAATTCGAAAACATCATTCTGAAATTAGAAAAGGTAAGAGGTTACGCAAACCTAAACTTTCTGATGAAATAGTTGTAGAAATTAGATTATTTTATGAATCAATAAAAGATCAACTTGAAAAAGAATGTAGAGATATAAATGAAGAAAGAAATAAGAAAAATTCAAGTTGGAAAAAAACCAACACAGCACAATTATTTGGAAACAAGTATTCTGAGAAATATTCCGTTTCCAATACTTTATTAAGAGATATTGTCTTATGGAAAACTCGAACAAAAGTTCTACCATCAATATGCAAATCCTAACACCATCTGGATTTCATCCATTTGAAGGGGTTGCCCGGTATTGGCACGACAAGTCTCTCAAGTTTGTATTTGAAGAAGGTAATGTTGAATCTGCATATGATCATAGATTTATTATCAACGGCAAAGAAGTGCTTGCTAGTGATGTTAAGATTGGTGATAATATTGGAAAAACTGTAAAAGATATTATTGAAATATCTGAGGGTGATTATTTTTATGATCCTGTAAATGTTTCGAATGGTAAGATATATAATCACGATAATGGATTTGTTTCTCACAATACCTTCTTTGGAACAGGTAATACACTTATCTCTGCTGATGCACTAATGAATATGAAGGCTGCATCTCCACTTGCTGATATGGGCGATGTTAAAGTCTATGAAGAACCTAAGAAGAACCATGACTATATTATGACTGTAGATGTTGCTAAAGGTCGTGGACAGGATTATTCTACATTTAATATTATTGATATTTCTACTAACCCTTTCAAGCAAGTTGCTTGTTATAGAAACAATATGATTTCACCTATTCTTTTCCCTGATATTATTCACAAGTGGGCAAAGAGATATAATGAAGCATATGCTATTATTGAATCTAATGATGCAGGTTCTGTAGTTGCTAATGGACTATACTATGATATTGAATATGAAAATGTTCATGTAGAGTCAATGATCAAAGCTGGTGCTATTGGCATGACTATGAATAGAAAAGTCAAACGTATCGGTTGTTCTAACCTCAAAGACTTGGTAGAAGAAAAGAGACTTGAACTTGTAGACCTAGACACGATTAGTGAATGTTCTACATTTGAAGCAAGAGGCAATTCTTTTGAAGCATCTGATGGCAACCATGATGACCTAGTAATGAACTTGGTTATGTTTGCATGGTATGTTGGTAGTGAAGCATTTGTTAATCAAACTGATATGACAATAAAACAAATGCTTTATGAACAGCGTAATAAAGAGATTGAAGACGATATTGTCCCTGTAGGCATCATTGATGATGGTGTAGACAGAGACGAAACAGAAGTAATTGGAGGTGATGTTTGGACCTCAGAAAGAACAGAAATGTTCTAAGATCAGATATTTATAAATAATATTGTGTTTTGAAACTACCTTATTATGGATAACTTATTATTAATCCAAACGAAAAAGAGGAAGACTCATGGCTTTTTTCACGCCTTCTCTGTCTCCAGCTGTAGTAACCCGTGAGATTGACCTCACAGGGTATGTGCCAAATGTCGGAACCACCACAGGTGTTTTCGCAGGTAACTTCCGTTGGGGTCCAGTAGATGTACCAACATACGTGTTTAATGAAGCAGACCTTGTAGAGAAATTTGCTTCTCCTGACACCAATAATTCAGTGGACTTCCATTCCGCTGCATACTTCTCAAAATATTCTGATCAACTTTTAGTAATTCGTGCCTTAGATAGTGGTTCTTCCACAGCACTTAATGCATACCATGTCGATACTGTTTCCAGTTTTGCCAACGTTGTAGGTTCAACTAGAGACTCTAATGCTCCTGCTATTCTTAACGAAGCAGACTTTGACAATAGACGTGGAACTGCCTTAGATGCTGCTTCTAAAGGTTTCCACGGGTTCTTAGCAAAGTATCCGGGAACTTTGGGCAACTCTCTTGACATTCAAATCTGCCCATTTAATGCTGGTGCAGATTCGGCATTTACGTCTTGGGGACTTGTAAATAGTTTCAACGAAGCTCCTGCTACATCTCCTTTTGCAACGGGCAAAACTGCTACCAACGATGAAGTTCATGTTGCTGTAGTAGATAGAGGTGGTGAGTTTACTGGAACTAAAAATACTGTTCTTGAAGCATTTCCATTCGTATCTTTGGCATCTAATGCAAAGAACGCAGATGGTTCTACCAACTACATTGCAGATGTAATCAATAATCAGTCTTCCTATGTATGGCTTGCTGATGCTGCTAACATTGACTCTGACTATAGAGTTGCTGGTGCTGGCACAGATGCTGATACAAGCACTGATTTTGCATTGATTACTTCTAAGCAGGTAGTGAAAACTATCACTCTTGCTAATGGTGCAAATGCTCAATCTTTAGGTGCTGGCGCTTATGCTACAGCATTTGATAAAATCGAAGATGCTGATGCATATCAGGTAGACTTCTTAATTGCTCCGGCAGTTAGTGGTGGTACTGATACTGCTCAAAATACAAAAGCAGATACTATCATTACAGACTTGAATAGCATTGCTGCTACAACTCGTAAAGATTGTATTGTAGTTGCATCTCCACCTAAGCATGCAGTAATCAATACTACAACTCCTGTAGCAGATACTATTGCATTCGCAAATACACTTCCTTCTAGTTCTTATACCTTCTTGGATAACAACTGGTTAAAAGTATTTGACAAGTATAACGACGAATACATCAATATTCCAGCTGCTGCTTCTACTGCTGGTCTGATGGCACAGTCTGACTTTAATACTGCTCCTTGGTTCTCGCCAGCGGGTCTGAGAAGAGGACAATACTTTGGTGCTGTAGATATTGCACATTCTCCTGTAAAGGCAGAACGTGACAGACTCTACAGAGCAAACGTAAACCCAATTGCTAACATTCCGGGTTCTGGTATTACTTTGTTTGGTGATAAGACCATGCTTCGTAGACCTTCTGCGTTTGACCGTATTAACGTTCGCCGCTTGTTCCTCACTCTTGAAAGAGCAATCTCCCGTGCTGCTAAGTCTGTTCTCTTTGAATTCAACGATGAATTTACAAGAGCAGAGTTTGTAAACATTGTAGAACCTTTCCTGAGAGAAGTAAAAGGTCGCCGTGGTATCACTGATTTCAGAGTTATTTGTGACGAAACAAATAACACACCTGAGATTATTGACCGCAACGAATTCATTGCTACTATCTTCATCAAACCCGCTCGTTCTATTAACTACATCACACTTAACTTTGTGGCTGTAAGAACTGGTGTGGACTTTGAAGAAGTAGTTGGTCTGTCATTCTAAACCGCTTAACTAAGGAGATATAAAAGATGGCTATTTTAGGAGTCGATGACTTCAAAGCAAAACTGAAAGGTGGCGGTGCTAGACCTAATCTATTCAAGGCAACGATCAACTTTCCGGGTTACGCAGGGGGTAACGTAGAACTTACCTCGTTTATGTGTCGGGCAGCTCAACTGCCCGGTTCTATCATGTCTGAAATCATTGTGCCTTTCAGGGGTCGTGAACTTAAGATTGCTGGGGACAGAACATTTGATGTTTGGTCACCAACGATTATTAACGACACTGACTTTGATGTAAGAAATGCAATGGAACGTTGGATGAATGGGATTAATGCTCACTCTGACAACAGTGGTCTCACTAACCCTGTAGACTATCAGGCTGACTTGATTGTAGAACAACTAGATAGAGATGGTTCTACACTTAAGACTTACAACTTCCGTGGTTGTTTCCCTACTAACATTGATCCAATTGACCTGTCCTACGATCCAGCGGCAGCTATTGAGGAATTCGGTGTGACTTTCCAAGTCCAGTACTGGGAATCCAACACAACTTCCTAACAGAAGTGCTAAATAGGGGGGAGAATGAACTCTCCCCTATTATTATATTTGGAGACATGTTTTGGCAGACGATAATAGTTTAAAACTCTTTGGGTTTGAAATCTCTAGAGCTAGAAACGAAAAGAAAAAAGAACAACTACCGTCTATTGTACCACCATTAGATGATGATGGCGCAGGATATGTCACTGCTGCCGGAAGCCATTATGGTTCCTATGTTGACTTAACTGGTGAGCAAGCAAAAGACGATAAAGATTTAATTAGACAATACAGAACAGTTGCAATGCATCCTGAAGTAGATGCTGCTGTTGAAGATATTATTAATGAAGTTATTTCAGGTGAAGATGATATTGTTGAACTTAATCTTGATGAAGTAGAAACTACTGATTCTATTAAGAAGCAAATCAAAGAAGAGTTTGATGGTCTCTTAGGTATGCTAGACTTTAAGAACTATGCACATGATATCTTCCGTAGATACTATGTTGATGGTCGTGTGTATCACCACTTAGTAGTAGACCCCAAGTCACCGCAAAGTGGTATTCAAGAAGTTAGACCTATTGATGCTACAAAGATTCGTAAAGTAAAAGAAGTTAAAAAAGAAAAAGACCCTGTTACTGGTGTGGATATTGTTAAGAAGGTTGATGAGTATTTCCTTTACTCTGATACCAACCAAACAAGATTTGCTAGTACTATGAAGGGTGGGACTACTGTAAAGATTTACCCTGATGCTATTAGTTATGTTACTAGTGGTATGTTAGACTCTACTCGTAAGAAAGTTGTATCCTACTTACATAAAGCATTGAAACCTATCAATCAGTTGCGTATGATGGAAGATGCTCTGGTTATCTACAGGTTGTCCCGTGCGCCTGAAAGACGTATTTTCTATATTGATGTAGGTAATATGCCTAGAGGTAAAGCTGAGCAATACCTTAAAGACATTATGACCAGATATAGAAACAAGATGGTCTATGATGCTAACACAGGTGATCTTAAGAATGATTCTAAGCATATGTCTATGCTGGAAGACTTCTGGTTACCTAGACGTGAAGGTGGTAGAGGCACAGAGATTTCTACACTCCCCGGTGGACAGAACTTGGGTGAGATTGATGATATCATTTATTTTCAAAAGAAACTCTATAAGGCACTTAATGTTCCTGTAAGTAGACTTGATCCAGAGCAAGGTGGTGGTGGTATTCTTGGTAGAACTACTGAGATTACTAGAGATGAGTTTAAGTTCCAAAAGTTTGTAGACAGACTGCGCAGAAGATTTGCAGACTTATTCTATAATATTCTCAAAAAGCAACTTCTTCTTAAAGGTATTATTACCGAAGAAGATTGGGAATCTTGGAAAAGTGATATTACTATAGAGTATATTACTGATAACTACTTTACAGAACTTAAAGATGCTGAGATTCTAAGAGAACGTGTAAATATGCTGAGAGACTTAGAACCTTATGTTGGTGTATTCTATTCTAAAGAATGGACTCAAAAGAAAGTATTGATGTTATCTGATGATGACATTAAAACAATGGCAGATCAGATTGATAAAGAAAAGAAATCTGGTGAAATTGAAGAACCAGAACCCGAAGAATAGAATCTTATAAATAATATTACGAAATTTTTATTGAGGCAATTAAATGACTGAAATCGTTGATTTTTTAAATAATGTTACAACAAAGAACTTTGTAGAGGCTGAAAAGCAGTTTGCAGAGTTAGTTAATGATAGACTTACCTCTCGTTTAGATGATGAGAAGGTCCGTGTTGCCAATTATGTTTTTAATAATGTTACTGATGCTGAACTAGAAGATGAAGCAAATTTATCATCCGAACAAGAATATTCAGAAGTAGAATCAGATGAAGACATTTAAAGAATTTAGTCTCAACATTGCCCCTAAAGGTCACAAGATTGTCAAGGTCTTAGACACTAAGGGTGGTGAAGTCATGATTACAAAGAAAGATAATACTTTCCATATCATGTATGATAACCAGACTGTTGACACTGAAGAGAACGAACGGGAGGCTATGAAGTCTGCCCGAAATTTTGGACAAATGATGAGTAAGGGCAAACTCGGTGGAGCAAGCTCTTCTAAGTTAGGCGGCAAAAGAACTGGACAAGGTGGAATTTTCAAATGAAACTGATTACAGAACATACAGAAAATGTTGAATACATTATCGAAGCTAAAGAAGGCGGCGGTAAGAATTATGTAATCGAAGGTATTTTTGCCCAAGCTGAACAAAAGAACCGAAATGGTAGAATTTATCCAAGAGCAATCTTGGAGAATGCAGTTTCTAAGTATGATACGGAACAGGTGCGCACACAACGTGCAGTAGGTGAGTTAAATCATCCAGCTGGTCCTATCATTAACTTAGATAAAGTATCTCATCGTATCACCGAACTCAAGTGGAACGGTAATGATGTGATGGGTAAAGCGCTTATTCTTGACACACCTAATGGACAGATTGTTAAAGGTCTCTTAGATGGTGGAGTTAAGCTAGGTGTTTCGACTCGTGGTATGGGAACTCTTGAGCAGAGAAATGGTGTGAACATGGTCGGTAAAGACTTTGTTCTTAGCACTGTAGACATCGTGCAAGACCCTTCTGCACCGTCAGCTTTCGTTGATGGGATTATGGAAGGTGTAGAGTGGATTTGGAACAATGGTGTTCTGGAAGCTCAAGAACTTGAAAAAATTGAGACTGAAATTAATAATGCTTCTAGGTCTGACCGTTCTGCGGTTGAGATTCGGGAGTTTAAAAATTTCCTCTCTAAGATTAATCTTTAATAGGAGATAGAAATGTCCGATCAAGAAATGTATGAAGACATTGAATCTGTTGAAGAGGTTATTGAGGAAGAAACTTCCGAAGAATCTGTAGAAGCAGAAGAAGTGTCTGAAGCAAAAGATGGAGTAGAAACTCCAGCGGCTGCTATCGCTTCTGTTGGCGCTGCTGCTAAAGCAGTCAAAAGCAAAGCATCTGTTCCCGGTGGGGAAGCAAACAAGGGTGACCAAGTTGCTGACAAAATGCCCGGAACAAAAGCAGGCATGATCAATGCTATGTATGGCGAAATGAGTAAGATGAAGAAGTCTGATCTTCAAGCATCTTACGGCAAAATGATGAATGCCATGAAAATGAAAGAAGATGTAGACGCAGAAGATGTTGATACAGATGAAATTCATGAAAAAGTTGCAGCAGTAAATGTTGATGTAACTGCTGACATGAATGCTCTGGTAGAATCTGAAGCAACTCTCTCTGAGACCTTTAAAGACAAAGCAGCAGTTATCGTAGAAGCTGCCGTTAAGTCTAAGGTATCTGAGGAAGTATCTCGCATCGAATCTGAACTTCAGGAAGAATTTGACGAAGAACTCAAAACCACCCGTGAGGAAATGGTAGAGCAAATCGACGGATACTTGAACTACGTTGTAGAAAAGTTTATGGAAGAGAACAAACTCGCTATCGAGAATGGTCTCCGCACTGAACTTGCAGAAGACTTCATGACTGGTCTTAAGAACCTGTTCACTGAGTCTTATGTAGACGTACCAGAGTCCAAAGTTGATTTGGTTGATGAGCTTGGCACTCAGGTTCGTGAACTTGAAGAGAAGTTGAACGAAACCACAGAATCCTCTATCCATATGTCCGGTGAACTAGAAGAACTCAAGCGTGATGCAATCATTCGTGAGCATTCCCGTGATCTTGCTGAGACACAGGTAGAGAAGTTGAAAACTCTAGCAGAAGATATTGATTTTGAAGATGAAGAAACTTTCGCAATGAAAGTATCTACCATCAAAGAATCTTACTTCACAAAGAAAACTCCATCTGTTGTAGGTGAAGAAATGATTGACGAATCTGTAGACGAAGAAGAAATTCCATCTTCTATGGCTCGTTACGTTTCTGCACTTAGACAGACACATAAACCACAATAATTAAGAAGGTGTATCAATTATGAATCCTACCGTATCTTACGATAAACTCGTAAATAAGTGGGCTCCAGTACTTAACGAAGAAACTGCTGGTCCTATTTCCGACAATCACCGTAGACAAGTTACTGCGGCGATCCTTGAAAACCAAGAACGTGCAATGCGTGAAGACGCAGCTCAAGGTGCCTTTGGCATGGTAAACGAAGCAGGTACTGTTTCTGCTGATGGTGGTGGTGCTTCCACTTCCGGTTTCGATCCAGTATTGATTTCGCTGGTTCGTCGTGCTATGCCTAACCTGATTGCATACGATGTATGTGGTGTACAGCCAATGACTGGTCCTACTGGTCTTATCTTTGCGATGAAGTCCAAGTACAAGACTGCTGGCGGTAAAGCTGGTAAGAATTCCGGTGACGAAGCATTTGGTGCTGCGGGTGACGGAACTGATGAAGCAGCAACTGGTTTCTCCGGTGACTCTGAAGCTCAGACCACTGATCCAATGGGTCCGTGGGCAGACTCCGCATTCTCTGGTGATTCTAATGTAGATGATCTAGATCGTGGTAATAGCGTTATCGGCAATGGAACTTCTACAGCAGACGCCGAACTTCTTGGAAGTTCTTCTGCAAGCCAGCGTTTCGGTGAGATGGGTTTCTCTATTGAGAAGCAAACTGTAACTGCTAAGTCCCGTGCGCTCAAGGCTGAGTACACAATGGAACTGGCACAAGACCTGAAAGCAATTCATGGTCTGGATGCTGAGACAGAACTTGCAAACATTCTGTCTGCTGAAATCCTTGCAGAAATCAACCGTGAAGTTATCCGTACTATCAATGCTCATGCAAAGACTGGTGCGCAAGGCGTAGTTGGTTCTACTTCTACAAAAGGTATTTTTGACCTTAACGTAGATGCTGATGGTCGTTGGTCTGTAGAGAAGTTCAAGGGACTTATCTTCCAACTTGAACGTGAAGCAAACCAGATTG